ATTGTGTCAGAGGTATTATTACAAGTTCAAATCAACTGGTTCAGGGGTTGATTACGCATTAGGTTATGCTTCAAGTTCAACAGGATTTAGGGATATTACAGCTTTTCCAGTAACGATGAGAACAGTACCATCGTCTTTAGAGCAAACTGGAACGGCATCCGATTATTCTATTAGAGCACCAGCGGGAACAGTTACTTGTTCAGCAGTTCCATTTTATTATGGTGGCACAGCTAATGTGGCATTAACTGAATATACAGTTTCTTCAGGACTTACAACTGGTCAAGGCTCAAGTTCACGCTTTGCTAATTCAAATGCTTATGTTGCTTGGAGTGCAGAACTATGATTTATAAATTACTTACAACAACCGAAGATGGGGTAAAAATCTTTGCTCGTATCGATGAAGATGGCAAATGCCGTTTAACTTGCACAGAACATAACCCTGAATTTAAAAAACAAATCCTTGCTGACGAAGCCCAACTTCAAGATGCGGATGGGAATGTAATGACTGATGCTAAAGCGTATGTAGCGAGCTTGCCATGAAACAAACCCTACTTCGGTAGGGTTTTTTGTTACCACCCTTAGTACCCGGTTTGACTAAATAGACAGTAAATCAAAACGGGAGAATTAAAATCGCTGCCTATTCCGAACTCCAGGTGGAGCAATACGCTACATTTTCTACGACAGTCAATGTAGAAGATTCTGCTGGGACCGCTATTAACCTTTTTGGTTATAGTGCGGCTTCTCAGATACGCAAGTCCTATTACTCATCTTCCTCTAATAATTTTACTGCGACCATTACGGGCAACGCTAATGGCGAAATTACTTTGTCTATGACGGCTGCCAATACAGCCAATCTTACACCAGGCCGAGCATTGTATGATTTGGTCATTACGGCACCAAACGGAACAAAAACCAGAGTTGTAGAAGGCATCGTTAACATTCTTGCTGGAGTAACGCAATAATGGCCGTTAATGTAAGAGTAAATACAACAGGTGCAATTGGCCGTGCTACAATTAAATCGTCACCAAAGACAGCAATTGCAGCCGACACTTTTGCACCAAAACCAAATGTAAGTTTATCTGAAATTGGTGGCGTTAGCACTCTTGGTGTGGAAAACGGTGATGCTCTAATATTTAATTCGGCAACAAATAGATTTGAAGCCAATACGGTACAAGCTTTTGTAACCGAAGTTATTGGAGGCACATTTTAATAACTGTGCTTATTCATAAATACCATATTAAAACAATAAAAAAGGTACCAGCTCATGGCTAATACTGTCATTCAACTAAAATTTTCAACGGCTACAGCGACACCAACAACGCTGAATGTAGCCGAACCAGCGTATTCTTATACCAGTAATACACTCTTTATTGGTTCTCCTGCTGGTACAGGTTCTATTGCCATTGGCGGTAAATTCTATCTAGACCAACAACAAGATATTTACAACACCGCAAATGCTGCCTTTACTGCCGCAAATACCAGTTCAGCAGCAAACCTTGCGTTTAATCAGGCCAATGCGGCTTTTATAACTGCTAACTCTGCAGGTGTTTATGCAAATGGCGCCTTTGTAGCTGCCAATGCGGCTCAGGTCACAGCAACATCTGCTGGTGTTTATGCAAATGGTGCCTTTGCAGCTGCTAACACAGCACAAGTTACGGCTACATCCGCCGGTGTTTATGCGAATGGTGCTTTTGTAGCTGCCAATACAGCACAGAATTCAGCTACTGCGGCCTTTATTCGTGCTAACAATAGTATTAGTGCTAATGCTGGTGGTACAATTACAGGCTCATTAGTTGTTACAGGTAATTTAACTGTTCAAGGCAATACTACTTTTGTTGATACAGAAATTTTATCTGTTGAAGATTCATTAATTAAATTAGCAAACAATAACACTTCAGATGCTCTTGATATTGGTTTCTATGGACAATATGATTCAACTGGAATAAAATATGCTGGTTTGGCAAGAAATGCTGCCACCAATAACTTCTTCTTGTTTAGAGATTTGACGGCTGACCCTGCAGGTAATACATTAGCATCTGGTTCTGTAACTGCTGCCAATGCGGCCACTTTAATTGCCAATGTTTCTGCTTTCTCTATTACCATTGGCAATCAAAATATTCAGACCTATACTGATAATGCTTTCAATACTGCTAATGCGGCTTTTGCTAAAGCAAATACACAAGATGCTATAAACTTAACACAAAACAATAGCATTACGGCGGCTTTCTCTGCGGCTAATACAGCACAAATTACGGCTACATCTGCTGGTGTATATGCCAATGGCGCTTTTGCAGCTGCTAATACTGACTTTACTGGCATTACAATTACGGCTGCGGATCATGGTAGCGCTTCAGCTGTAGCTGCATTTAAAGTAGAGGCAAATGGTCGTATTAGTTCTGCTAATTCAACCACCATTGCTATCTCGGCCTCTGCAATTACCTCAGGCACACTAGGTGTGGCAAGAGGAGGTACTGGCGTAGGAACATTCACAAATAATGGTGTTCTATTGGGCCAAGGTACATCGGCACTAACAACAGCATCTTCATCTACTGAAGGCCATGTGTTAACAATTAATGCTTCAGGGGTACCAACATTTGCACACCTACAAGGTGGGACATTTTAATTAATATGAAAAGAGGTTGTTATGAGTGTGGAATTTTCAAATGCTTACCAAGAAATTTTATTTGATAATTTAGTATCAATTATTAAACAGAATTTTGTCTTTCAAACTCAACTAAAAATAGCTGAAGAATCCGGTAAAGCAACAGCTGAGATACAGGCAAAATATAATGAGTTGTTACAGGCACATGAAATCTTAAAAGATTTTAAAATGAAGGCCGATAGTAATGTTTCAGCACATGAAGATAAAAGTAGGTTACAAGGAGCTTTAAATGATGTAATGAAACAAAATACAGCCCTTCAAAAACAATTAGAAGAAAAAAATACGGAGATTGCAAGTTTGAAAGAGTATGTGGAAAAGCTAGAAAATATTGCAACTCCTTCTAAGTTAAAAAAATTAAATCCTGAAAAGTTTGCTGAAGAAATTATTTTAGAACAACCTGTGCCTAATCTCTTTGCTATTAAGGTAAATGATGGTAGCTCGTTCTAATGGCAAACACAGTAATACAACTTAAGCACTCAACAGAACCTGGCAATGTTCCATCATCGCTAGCCAATGGTGAAATTTCTATCAACAATCGTGATGGAAAGTTTTTCTATTCCACTCCCGCTAATGTAGTAATCACGCACTATCCTTATCCTGGTCCCGCAGGATTAAATACTGAAATTCAATTCAATGATTCTGGTGTTCTTGGTTCAGATTCAGATTTAAGCTTTAATAAAACAACAGACATATTAAGTGCAAAAAATATTGTTATATCTGGCAATAACTATTTTGGTAATGCTAATTTACATGAAGGTATCACGCAACTTTCAGTAACGCATAGTGGCGCAAGTGCTTATCTTTTTGACCAATATTCTGGTAATAATCCATCACTTTATGTTGGAGCTGGTGAAACACTATCTTTCAATCTTAATGTTTCTGGTCATCCATTTGTAATTCGTGAAACTTCTGGTGGTGCAAATACTTCTGCTGGCCTAACACATATATCAACCACAGGTGTTGTATCAACTGAAGCTAATGCTCAAGGAAAAGTTTCTGGTATTTTATTTTGGAAAGTTCCGTTTTCTTTAGTTGGTAGCACATATGTGTATCAATGTACCATTCATGGTGGCATGGTTGGTAATATTGTTATACAACAGCCTGCCTCATTTGTTGCTGCCAATACAACACTTGCTTTCAATACTGCCAATGCGGCCTTCTTAGCGGCCAATGCAGCTACAGCGACCGACACGACACAAAACAATTCTATTACGGCTGCGTTTGCGGCTGCTAATGCGGCTACTGCTACAGATACAACACAAAATAACTCCATTACGGCGGCCTTTGCAGCCGCTAATACAGCTACTGCTACTAATCTCACTCAAAACAATAGTATTACGGCAGCTTTTACTCGTGCTAATAACTCACTAGATGCTAATAATGGCGGTACTGTTACTGGCACAATTACTGCCACTTCGTTTATTACAACAGGTAGTTTTGGTAATATATTAGGCGCCAATACAATATATGCAAACAACTTTGTAGCAAATACAGGATTCATTCAGTTTGCGGATGGTTCAAAACAATTTACGGCTAATGCGGGTTCAGGTGGTGGTACAACAGACCAATATGCCAGAAATACCGCCAATGCAGCTTTCATAGCTGCTAATTCGGCCGGGTCTTATGCAAATAGCGCTTTTACTGCTGCTAATTTGGCCATCGCTATTGATACAACACAAAATAATAGTATTACGGCCGCTTTTATACATGCTAATGCTTCATTTGCTTTTGCAAACACTGTATCTGGTGGTTCTGCAATTGACAATGTGGCTAGGGCTTTAGCCAATACATCACAGGCTACTGCACAAGCTGCCTTTGCACTGGCCAATACCGATGTTACAAATATTACAATTTCTCCATCGCAAACATATGGTAATGCTACACATTCTCCTGTAATTACTGTATCTGCAAATGGTAGAATTAACGCAATTTCAACCGTGGCGGTAACGGCTACTGACCCTAGTGCCATAGCCTTTGCCATAGCATTAGGATAAATAAACTATTATGGCACAACCAACAACAAGACAACAATTCATTGATTACTGCAAACGCCGTCTAGGCTTTCCAGTAATTGACATTAATGTGGATGACGACCAGATTAGCGACCGAGTTGATGATGCTTTACAATTCTTTGAAGATTATCATTTTGATGGTGTTGAAAAAATGTTTATGAAGCATAGAATTACACAAGCAGACATTGACCGCCGTTGGATTTATGCGCCTGATGCAGTTACCTATGTTGTAGGTATGTTTCCTTTTGATGATTCTAATTCATCTATTAATATGTTTGACCTGCGATATCAATTACGCTTGCATGACCTCTATGACTTTACATCGGTAAGTTATGTGTCGTATGAAATTACCATGCAACATATTCGCACATTAAATCTATTATTTTCTGGTACACCACAAATTCGTTTTAATCGCAAACAAAATAAAATCTTTTTAGATATTGATTGGTCAAGAGATTTAAATGTTGGTGATTATGTGATAATTGATTGTTATAGAGCTATTCGTCCAGCCACAATTACACTTACAGGGACTGGCACAGCAGTTACAACGGCCAATACAATTACAGGAACAGGCACCATATTTGACCAAGAGTTATTAGAAGGTGATGTCATTACGCTTGGTGGCCAAGAATTACAGGTTTATCAAATTATAACACCAACAATACTTACAACAATTGGTCCTGTAACCAGTAATGTTACAAACGGTGTGTTAACTAAACCAGGTAATTCAGAGGTCTTTAATGATAGATTTCTAAAACGCTATGCAACAGCACTTATCAAATACCAATGGGGTTCCAATTTAAGTAAGTTTGCTGGCATACAAATGCCTGGCGGTGTTACTTTAGATGGTGTTCGTATTATGACCGAAGCTAAAGAAGAAATGGACAAAATTGAAGATGAAATATATAACTTCAATAGCTTGCCAAGTGAGATATTTACAGGATAATTGTAGTGGCCACCAATGTCTATTTTAATCCGTTTCCATCCAGCCAGATAACTTCCGAGCAGTTGCTCGTAGAAGATTTGGTAATTGAGGCCATGCAGATTTATGGAATGGATATCTTTTATCTTCCTCGTTCAACTCGTGACCAAGTAGATTATCTATATGGTGAAGATACATTAAAACAATATGTCACCGCATATCCAATTGAGATGTATTTGGAAAATGTTACAGGTATGGATGGTGAACAAGATTTTATTTCCAAGTTTGGTTTAGAAATTCGTGATGAGTTAACATTTCTTGTTTCTCGCCGTAGGTTTGCCGCAACGATACCTTCAAATCGGCCATTAGCAGGCGATTTAATTTATATTCCTCTCATTAGAAATATATTTGAAATTACCCATGTAGAGCATGAAAACGACCAAGCAATGTTTTACACATTAGGCCGTGGTCGTGGTGGTAATGTGTATGTTTACGGATTAAAACTTAAACAGTATGTATTTTCAAACGAAATTATTCAAGTTGGTATATCTGAAATTGACGACCAAATTCGTAACTACTATCCAAGAACAAATGTAACACTATCTGCTGGTGGCACAGGCCAGTTTGTCAATGATGAAATTGTCTATCAAAGTGCCAATACATTAGCAAACGCCACGGCAACTGCGATTGTCCACGACTTTACTCCAAATTCACAAATTACAATCTTTAGAACAATTGGTACCTTTGCAGCTGGCGGTACAATTAAAGGCAACACGAGTAATGCAACTTGGACAATTAGTACCTCAGATGATTTGGTTCCATTAGATAATGCCTTTGAAGATATTATTGACAACAATCGTATTCAAGCTGAAGCTAATGCCATCATTGATTTTACAGACACAAATCCTTTTGGTGAACCATAATGTTAGGCCAAGCACACTTCTATAATCGGTCTATTCGTAAAATTGTTGTCGCATTTGGCACAATTTTTAATGATATACAGCTACAACGCTACACAAAAGATGGTAATACCAAAAAAGAAATCTTTCGTGTGCCGTTATCCTATGGTTCAAAAGAAAGATATCTTACACAAATTACTTCGGATCCAACACTTACAAAATCAATTAATGTAAGTGTTCCTAGAATTTCATTTGAACTTACAGGCATGTCATATGATTCTAGCCGTAAGCAACAGTCGTTAATACAGAACTTTGCTTTAAATGCCAATGGCGGAATTAATACACAATATACGCCTGTGCCATATGATTTTAATTTTTCTATGTCCATCTATGTTCGTAATACAGAAGATGGCACACAAATTGTAGAACAGATTTTACCATTTTTTAAACCAGATTTTACTGTTACTGTTGATTTTATTACTGGCATGGATCAAAAGTATGATATGCCAATTACCTTAAATTCAGTCAACACAACAACAGAATACGAAGGTGGGTTAAATGACGGCAGCACTCGTTTAATACTTTGGGATTTAGATTTTACTGTTAAGAGTTATTTGTGGCCAGCAGTTAAAACACCAAAAGGATTAATTGGTGCTTTAAACACCACAACAGGTCTATACGGCCGTGCCAATACAAATATATTCATTGATACACAAAACCGTGATGCTCAAAGAGTTACTGTTGATTATGCCAATGGTAATAATTACTTTATTACAGCCGAAACAATTCGTGTTGATAGACCTGATTCAAATGAAATTACAGGCAAGGTGGTTTATTTTAGCAATAGTAATACAGGTATATTGGTTGTTGAACAATTAACTCAACTACTACAAGCAAACGATGTCGTTGTTGGAGATTACTCCAATGCGTCCTACAATGTAACAGCGGTTGCTGTATCACCTGTTAAAGCTATCGCAATTGTAACTGAACCTGATCCACAAAATGCTGATCCAGATGATGAATTTGGTTTCTCTGAAACAATAACTAATTGGCCTAATACCTTATTATGAACAACTTAAATGAAAAATTATCTGAAGCCTTAGAAATACAACCTCTAGAAATTAAACAATCTACCGAAATAGTAGAGATTAAAGATGTTGTTGAAGATGATGCTGAGTTTGCTAGGCAAAACATTCGTGATTTGATTGTAAAAGGCAACGATGCTGCAAGTCATATTGTAGAAATTGCCAAACAATCTGAGCACCCAAGAGCCTTTGAAGTGGCCGCTGGCATGTTAAAAAATCTATCAGATATGAATAAAGATTTACTAGAGATTCAAAAACGCAAGCAGGATTTACAACCAAAAGTAACCAACAATACACAAAATCTAAACATAGACAAGGCCGTATTTGTTGGCTCTACCGCAGAATTACTTAAACAATTGAAGGAAAATAAATAAGATTATGGAAAAATTAATTGAACAACTTAGAACAATCTTAGGTACAAACTTTGGCCTATATTTCAAAATACATTCATATCATTGGAATGTTGAGGGTCCTAATTTTGTTGAATATCACACTTATCTTGGTAATCTATATACACAAATTTTTAATAACACCGATTTAATTGCTGAAAAGCTTCGTATGCTTGGAACTTATGCGCCGGTTAGTTTAACGAGAGTGAAAGAGTTTTCTGATATTGAAGAAGATGTTTCTGTATTAGAAGCAACGCAAATGTTTCAAAATTTAGTTGTTGCCAATGATAGATATATTATTCATCTACGAGCAGGCATTGTTGCAGCTGAGGCCGCAAATGAACCTGCCATTGGTAATTTTCTACAAGACATCTTAGACCAACACCAGAAACATGCTTGGTTTCTAAAGAGTATTACAAAATAAATGTCAGACGGCTATCTAGGAAATGAACGCCTAAAAAGAGTTGGCGTAGAAATATCTTTTACTGAAGAACAGTTAAAAGAAATTATATTATGCACCCAAGATCCAGTTTACTTTATTAATAATTATGTAAAGATTGTTAATATTGATAAAGGTTTAGTACCTTTTAATATGTGGGATTTTCAAGAAGAAATGGTTCGTGATTTTCATAAGAATCGTTTTTCTATTTGTAAAATGCCCCGTCAAGTTGGTAAAACTACCACCACAGTAGGTTATATGTTATGGTGTGTTTTATTCCAAGACGATTACACAATTGCTATTCTTGCAAACAAAGGTTCTCTCGCACAAGAAATTATGTCCCGCCTACAAAAGGCCTATGAGTATTTGCCATTATGGTTACAACAAGGCATTATTGTCTGGAATAAAAGAAACATTGAACTAGAAAATGGTTCTAAAGTATTTGCATATGCCACATCTTCAGCTGGTGTTCGTGGTGGTTCGTATAACTTAATCTTTTTGGATGAGTTTGCGTTTGTGCCACATAATATGGCAGTTGATTTCTTTACATCAACCTATCCAGTTATTTCTTCTGGTCAAACATCAAAGGTTATTATTGTATCCACACCGAATGGTTTGAATTTGTTTTACAAGATGTGGACAGATGCCATTGAAAAGCGTAGCCTCTATAAACCAGTTGAAGTTCACTGGTCTATGGTGCCAGGCCGAGATGATAAGTGGAAAGAAGAAACAATACGCAATACTTCCGAAGAACAGTTTCGGCAAGAGTTTGAATGTGTTGATGGTGACACTATTGTTGAAATCTACGATAAGAAAACAAAAGAAGAATATTGTGTAAAAATTAAAGATTTATATGATTTAATTTGATTTTGAATTTATTGCTTTTATAAATACAATTATGAAAGAAATAAAATCAAACTATCGCAAAATTTGGGAAGAAGTTTATGGCCCAATACCTAAAGATTTAGATGGCAGGCCATATGAAATACACCACATGGATGGCAATCACAAAAATAACTCAATAGAAAATCTAAAATGTTTAACTATTAAAGAACATTATGATTCACATTATAATAATGGCGATTACGGTGCTTGTGTGATGATAGCTAAAAGAATGGGTTTACCAAAAGATTATATTTCAAATATACAAAAAGGAAAAAAAAGACCTGGTATAGGCGGTGTTAAAAAAGGAACAATTCCTTGGAATAAAAATAAATCAGGATATAAATTAAACACCACAGAAGAAGGCAAAATAAAAAAAATTCTGGCAGTAAAAAAGAGAGCTATTATTTCAGACGAGGCTGCGGAACAAATAAGAAAATTGTTTTTGGAAAAAGTAGAAATACTTAATGATAACATAGGAAAAACAATGAAAAATGGTTTAGTTATGTCTTATGAAAGAGCTTTTTGTTTAGAGTATTCAAAAAAATATAAAGTTTCTGACCAATACATATACAGAATTTTAAGGGATAAATCTAAAATTGTTTAGAAAAAACAAAGGTAGGTACTTAATAAAGACACCTACTGGTTATGAAAGTTTTCAAGGAATACAAAAGAAAATAGTTGATAGTATGTTTACTATAACTTTTGTGGACAACTCATTTATAAAATCTTCGGGTAAACATTTATTTTTAACAGACCTTGGTTTTCAAAAAACTAAAGACATAAAAGTTGGACAATTTTTAACCGGTAAACTAATAACATCTATTGATAGTGTTAATGGTGAATTTGAAGTTTTTGATCCGGTTGGAGTTAAAAATCATTCAACATATTATTCCAACAATGTAATATCTCACAATACCGAGTTTATTGGTTCTTCGGCCACGCTAATTTCAGGCGCCAAGTTAAGGTCATTAAGTTTCTTTAATCCAATCTCATCTATTGAGAATGTGGATGTTTATGAAAATCCAATAGAAGGCCATCTATACATCGCAACTGTTGATTGTGCCGAAGGTGTTGGTGCCGACTATTCTACCATTAACATTATAGATGTATCACAGGTGCCGTATAGGCAGGTTGCTAAATACAGAAGCAATAAGTTACCTTTATTGTTCTTCCCAACTATCATTTATAGTTTGTGTAGAAGGTACAATGAAGCCTTTATCTTAGTTGAAACAAACAATATTGGCCAACAGGTGGTAGACATTCTACACTACGATTTAGAGTATGAGAATGTTTATAAGATTGACCACCATCACATTAAAGGCCAAACAATCTCTGGTGGCTTTAAGAGAGCTTCAAACTTTGGTATTAAAACCACCAAAACAGTTAAAAAGATTGGTTGTGCCAATCTAAAAACACTTATAGAATCTGATAAGTTGATTATAAATGACTTTGATACCATTGCCGAAATGAATACTTTTGTTCGTGTCCGTGATAGCTACTCTGCGGAAGAAGGCAATAATGATGACTTGGTTATGGGGCTGGTGCTCTTTGCTTGGTTAACCGCACAGTCCTACTTTAGAGATGCTACGAACATAGACATACGAAGGGTTCTATTACAAGAACAAAACATGCTGGCTGAAGAAGATTTAGTACCTGTAGGCTTCATAGATGATGGTCGGAAAGAAGAAGTTTTGGTAGATTCAGGTGATTTGTGGACAGAAAAAGGGTATCTTTCTTCAACTTTATAAAATGTATATCTATATTTGTATGTTGGTTGAACAAACAAAAAAACTAAATAGATAATAAATAGAAATTGACCCAATAAACAAAAGGAGAAATCCATGGCATTTCAATTATCCGCAGGGGTAAATGTATCAGAAGTTGACCTGACTACAATTGTCCCATCAGTCGCCACTTCCATTGGCGCATTTGCAGGACCTTTTGCGTGGGGACCAACTAATGAAGTAGTAACTATATCCGATGAAGTTCGTCTTGCTAGTAGATTTGGCAATCCGAACTCCACAAACTATGAATACTGGTTCTCAGCTGCAAACTTCCTAGCATATACAAATAATCTTAAAATTGTTCGTGCTGCTAACACCGCTTATTCTACATTAAATGCATCCGCTAATACAAACGGTGCAATTTTAATTCAAAATGAAGATGACTATGAAGGCAATCACGCAACAGCAAACACAACTAACGGCCCAATGGTTGCCAAATGTCCAGGTGCTCTTGGTAATTCGTTGCGTATTTCAATGTGTCCAAGTTCACAGGCATTTTCTTCTAATTTAACTGTTACTGATTCGTTAAGAGCTAATGCCGTTACGGCTGGCGACACAACAATTAATGTTAACGGCACGCCAAATGCCGCCGCAAACTTAATTGCAGGCGATTTAATTTCTGTTGATGGTGGAACATCTTATATTCGTGTTGAATCAGTAAACGCAACCGCAATCATTACAACAACTGCACCAGGCACCGTTGTAGTTGGTACAGCAGTTCTTCGTAAATGGCAATATGCTGACCAATTCAAAGTTGCTCCAGGCACCTCTGATTATGCTACAAGTAAATCTGGCGCAAATGACGAAATTCACATTATTGTTCTTGATGAAGATGGTAACTTTACAGGTACCGCAAACAATGTCGTAGAAAAATGGGCATTTGTATCTAAGGCAGCCGATGCTAAAGATTCTAGTGGTAGTTCAATCTATTATCCAAATGTATTAAACGACCAATCTGAATATGTTTGGTGGACAGGCCATCAACCAGGTGCAACCAATTGGGGTAACAACGCACAAGGCACAACATTTAATACAATTCGTGTACCATTTAGCGCTTCAATGAGCGGTGGTGAAGATGGTACGATTACAACCGCCAATGTGATTAGCGCTTACGCTCAGTTTGCAAATGCTGACTCTGTTGATATTTCATTAATCATTTCTGGTCCTGCTAACCAAGCAATCGCAACCAATTTAATTAGCAATATTGCTGAAGTTCGTAAAGATTGTTTAGTATTCTTATCACCAGAAAGATCCGATGTAGTAAATAATCCAGGTAATGAAGTCACCGACTCTCTTGCCTATCGTGATTCTTTAACCTCAACCTCTTTTGCAGTTATGGATTCTGGTTGGAAATATCAATACGACAAATATAACGACACATACCGCTATGTTCCATTGAATGGTGACATTGCTGGTCTATGTGCAAGAACAGACCTAGAGCGTGATCCATGGTATTCGCCAGGCGGTCTCAATCGTGGTATTATTAAAAATGTAATTAAGCTCGCATACAACCCAACGAAAACAAACCGTGATGACCTCTATGTAAAAGGCATTAATCCTGTCGTTTCATTCCAAGGTGAAGGCACAGTATTGTTTGGTGATAAGACGATGTTAAGCAAACCATCTGCGTTTGACCGCATCAATGTTCGCCGTTTATTTGTTGTGTTAGAAAAATCAATTGCTCGGGCTGCAAGGTTCTCGCTGTTTGAATTTAATGACCAGTTCACAAGAGCACAGTTTGTAGCACTTGTAGAACCGTTCTTGCGTGATGTCCAAGGTCGCCGTGGTATTACTGACTTCCGTGTTGTTTGTGATGAAACAAACAATACAGGTGAAGTCATTGACCGCAACGAATTTGTTGGTGATATTTACATTAAACCTGCTCGTTCTATCAACTTTATTCAACTTAACTTTGTTGCCGTTCGCACAGGTGTTTCGTTTGATGAAGTTGTAGGACAGTTCTAAAATGGCATATACATACTTATTAGGATGGTCAGATATAAATAAATTTTACTATGGAGTAAGATTTGCTAAAAATTCTTGTCCTAATGAGTTATGTAAAACCTATTTTTCTAGCTCAAAACATGTAAAAAAAATTATCAATGAGCATGGCATACCTAATATAATTAAAGTGAGAAAATTATTTTCTAGTGTAGATTGTGCAAGAATTTGGGAACATAAAGTTTTAAGGCGGTTAAATGTTATAAAAAAAGATAAATGGATTAATAAAACGGATAATATTTCTATATCTTTACAATCGTCAATGTTTGTTCACACCGAAGAAATAAGAAAAAAGAAATCTCTTTCTCATATTGGTAAAAAACATAGTGAAGAAACCAAAAAAAGAATAAGCGAATCACAAAAAGGTAAACCGAGAAATTACTTAAAAGGCAAAAAAAGGCCAGAACACGCTTTACTAATAAGTAAAATGCAAAAAGAATTTGGCGGATTCGCATTAAAACAAAAAAGTAATTAAGGAGATATAAAAAATGGCTTTTTCCGTAAACGAATTTAGAAGTCAAATGATTGGAGACGGAGCCCGTCCAAATCTATTTGAAGTTTCTATGCCATTTCCTGTGTTCTCAGCACCAGGAAATGCTCAAACAAAATTAACTTATATGTGTAAAACAGCACAGATACCTGGCTCTACGCTAGGTGTCGTGCCTGTTCAATACTTTGGTCGTGAATTGAAATTTGTAGGTAATCGTACCTTTACTGATTGGACAATTACAATTATTAACGATGAAGATTTTGTCATTCGTAACGCCTTTGAGCGTTGGATGGCAGGTATCAATTCACATAATTTGAATGTTCGTAATCCAGCTGCGTTAGCGCCACTTGGTTATTCAGTTGATGGCGATGTTACACAATTTGGTAAAAATGGTAACACATTGAAGAAATATAAATTCATAGGCTTATTTCCAACCGATTTGACGCCAATTGATGTTGATTGGGGCTCAAACGATACAATTGAAGAATTTACGGTAACTTTAGCATTCCAATGGTGGGAAGCCTTAGAATACGGTGTAGTGTAAAAGAAAGGCTTCGGCCTTTCTTTCTTTTTAGGATGATATATTAATGGCAATTCGCTTATTTGGTTTTACACTTGGCTCAAAGGACATTGTTCAGAAGCAGGATCCTGCTCAACAATCTTTTGCTTTGCCAACAGAGGCACTTGACGATGGTGCCGTTACAATTACACAGAATGCCTACTATGGCACATATGTTGACTTAGAAGGTTCTGTTCGTAATGAATTAGAACTCATCACTCGGTATCGTGAAATGGCCAATCATCCTGAATTGGAAATGGCCATTGATGATATTGTCAATGAAGCAATCACTCACGATGTTACAGGAAGAACTGTTGATATTATAACAGATAAGTTAAAGCAACCTGAAACAGTCAAAAAGAAAATTCACGAAGAATTTCAAAACATTCTGAAGATGCTTAATTTTGGTAATCTTTCTGATGACTTATTTAAGCGTTGGTATATTGATGGTCGCATTTACTATCATGTTGTAGTTGACGAAAGAGATCCAAAAGCAGGCATACAAGAGCTAAGATACATTGACCCACGCAAGATTCGTAAAGTGCGTGAAGTTAAAAAAGGCAAAGACCCAAAAACTGGTGCTGATATTATTGCTTCTATTGCTGAGTATTATGTTTACTCTGACCGAGGCACAGCTGCACAATCATATGGTGCTTCTATCAATGCCGGTTTAAGAATTGCTGCTGATGCTGTTATTAATGTAAACTCTGGTCTAATGGATGCTAAGAACACATTTGTGATTTCTTATCTACACAAAGCCATTAAACCACTTAATCAGTTACGCATGATTGAAGATGCGGTAGTTATCTATCGTATCTCACGAGCACCAGAGCGCCGTATATTTTACATTGATGTAGGTAATTTACCAAGAGGTAAAGCCGAACAATATCTAAAAGATATTATGGTCAAGTATCGTAACAAAATGGTTTACGATGCCAATACTGGTGAGTTGCGTGATGACCGCAAACACATGTCTATGCTTGAAGATTTCTGGCTGCCACGCCGTGAAGGTGGTAAAGGCACAGAGATTACCACATTACCTGCAGGCCAAAACCTTGGTGAATTAGCTGATGTGGTTTATTTTAGACAGAAGCTTTTACAATCACTAAATGTGCCAATTTCAAGATTAGAACCACAACAAGGTGGCATGATTGGTCTTGGTCGCACAACTGAAGTAACCCGTGACGAAGTTAAGTTTATGAAATTTATTACCAGATTGCGTAATAAGTTTTCTCAGATATTTGACCATGCGTTAGAAAAACAATTAGTTCTAAAAGGCATCTGTTCACAAGACGAATGGCGCCAGTTTAGGGAAGATATCTATTACGACTACATGAAGGATAATAACTTCACGGAGCTAAGAGATGCAGAATTACTTACATCACGAGTTCAATTGTTAGCAACTGTTGATCCATATATGGGCAGATACTTCTCTGCTAAGTGGGTTAAAAAGAATATTCTACAACAAACGGATGAAGATGTAGAAGCAATGGAAAAACAAATGGCCGAAGAATCTGAACAAGGTGTTGGCCAACCACTTCAGCAACCTGGCATGGAACAAGAGCAAGTAAGTGCTGATGAATACCCACCTGAAGATAATACACAAGAGAATGGTGCCTCTGAATCTATGACACCAATGTTAGATGCCGAAGTAGAGAAGTATTCATCTCTACTAAATAGGCGATAAACGGAGAATAATATGGACACACAAAATTTTATTAATCAAGTGGCTACTGGCGATGCATCCGGTGCTAAAGAGTTATTGAATGACCTTTTGTCATCTAGAGCTTTTGATATGTTAGATGCCAAAAAAATTGAATTAGCACAATCGTTATATGGCGATAAAGAAGATTTGGATGTTGAAGTCCAAGATACAGCGGATACACCAGTAGAAGAAGAATGAAAAATTTACAAGATTTCAAAAACCTTGTAGAAGAAGAAAAGTCGGACTATAAACAGTTTGACATGCTTGTTCGTGCTGGTCTGGCCAATAAGGCACAGTTAGCACGAATTCATCGCATTATGGACAAGATGACAGAAGAGCGTCCACAGTTCAATAATGCTGATAGAGAAATTATGCGTAACTTGTTTAATCGCATGGCAGATTTAATTAGCAATAATAAACAAATTTTTATGCGTGCTAGGCAAGCGGTAAAAGAAGAACTAGAAGAAGGTATTTTAGATACTGCCGACATTAAAGTATCTCCTTCTGGTCGTAAAGTAAGAGCTCATCGTATTAAAATAGGTGATGTGGCATATGGCAAAGATGAGGACATTAAAGAAGATTTTGAACTTATAGAAGCTACAAAAGATTTAGACGGAGATCCGCCTTTTGTTTTAATGTTGAAACGCAAGGCTATTCGCCTGTATCCAAATAAAGCACGAGTAGCTCTATATTATAACAAACAATTAGATAAATATTTTACCATTCCTTATGGTGAAGGTATTGATGCTCCACTTCAGGCAGAAGAAACCATTGAGGAAGCAGTTGATGCGATAGGTCAACTACAAAAGATTCACGATACACACCAGCATTTTAGTGGTCCAATCTTAAAAAAGCTTAATGGTGTTGTAAGACATAAAGATGGCACTGCCACTAAGGTTGATGCTCAAACCGCACGAGCTGTATTAATGATGCATAAAAGTTTGAATGATGATAATAAAAAGAAATTTGCTGATATGGTGGCAAGGTCATCACATCATATGCAAAAGGCTGCAGAGTTTGCTGTTAGTAAAATGAAATGAATTTAATTGAATTAATTATTTCTGGTAAACTAAACGAAGCTAAACAACATAGTATTAATCGTTTAACTGAGATAGTAGGAAAACGCTTAGCAGAAGCCAAGCGTTATGTAGAAGCAGATATGTTTGAGTTTGTAGAAGAGCATCTTGATGAGAAAAGAAATCCAAATCTCATTAAAATGGGACGAATCACTAGAATTCGCCGTAGAATTAGACGAAATGCCAAAGGTAAAATTGTGGTTCAAAAGAATCGCAGACGCTCTGGTATTAAAGGGTATAGAATTTCAGGTAACACAGTTAGACGAATTTCAGCTGTAGAGAGATTAAGAAAATCCCGTTTATTGAAACGGTCATGGAAAACAACAAGAAGAGCTAAACTTCGCCGGTCATTGCTAAAGAGAAAAATGTCAATGCGTAGGCGAGCATCAATAGGACTAAAATAAAATGCCATTTGAAATCATAAACGCTGTTAGAGCAAAGTCAACAATTCGTGTTGTTGGCGGTGTGGCTAATACACACATTAATTTATCGGCACTTTCAGCACAAACTGGAGAAACGGTGACAGCTGCGGCTATCGCACAAGTGTCAACATCAACAAACGGTATTTTTAGAATTTATAGAGGTAATAGTGGAGCAGGCACATTGATTTTAGAATTGCCTTCAGCTGCTATTAATTTGGTATTATATGAATATGACATTACTTTTGCA